ATCCCCTTCAGTAGCACTATTGGGCTCCGGAAGCGGCTGGGAACGAGGACATTCCGGATTTGTGCAGAGCTCATACAAAAGCCCTTCTTGTTGTTTCATTGGGCGTCCACACAAAAAGCATTTTTTGGTTGTTTCCATTACAGCTCACTCCTTTTCTGAACATATTCAGCTTGTAAAGCCTGCCGTTCTTGTCTCAGCTGATTGGCGTACTCTTCGTCTTGATCTACCGTGGCGGCGACGATAATAGAGTTTTTGTTGTCCTCTAACTTAGTCGCGTATTCGTTGTCCAATTCGGACAACTTCGCAGCCTGCGTTTCTGCCGCCGTCGGCACATAAACAGGTTTGGGGACAAACGTTCCGTCGGCTTGGCGGATATACGGCTGATTATCAGCGTTGTTGCCAAGCAGGTTATTATAATCTGCTGTGCTGACCGCAATAAATCCCTTTGCTTGATAGTCTGCAATCTCAGCGTCCGTCATAAATACGGCGTCGTGTGTCTCGCCCCTGTTGCCATCGTCGTCGAACTTGATTAAATAATCTACTTTTGCCATAATCGTCCTCCTTGTACAATAAAATAAAAAAGGTGGTATGTATTATGCGTAATCCCAACGGATACGGAACCATTAAATTAATGGGCGGAAACAGGCGGCGGCCGTATGGCTTTCTGGTGTCGATAAACGGCAAACAACGGCTTATAGAATCGTTTGAAACTGCCGTTGAAGCCAAAATATACCAAGCTAATTATTACCTTGAACATCATCATAAACGCCTCCCAGGACATAAAATCACATTTGAAGAACTCTTTTACCGCTGGCTTCCTGCCCATCTACAAGAACATCCCAGCCTTGCCAAAACAACGATATACAGCTATAAAAACGCATTCCGGCACTGTGAAATGCTGCATCACAAGCCGTTTGCAGACATTAAATACGCCGACTATCAGGACATCATCGACCGTATCCGCTATAAGCAAAAGCTGTCATACAGCTCTTGTAAAAAGGTCCGTAGCCTAATTAGTCTCATGTCTAAATACGCCCAGAAAATGGAGTATCACAAAACTAATTACGCTGAACTTCTGGGCATCGGTCAAAATAAGCCCGTGCGTCCTCATAAAACAATAAGCCGGCAGAAAATTAACCGACTTTGGCGCATAGCTGACGCTTCCGGCATCGATACCATTTTGATATTGCTATATACCGGCGTCCGCGTCGGCGAGCTGTTAGAGTTAGAAAAGAAAAACGTCAACATGAAGCAGCGCTTTATCCGTATTGCAAAATCTAAGACCGAAGCTGGCTTGCGCATTATCCCGATCCATCCTCTCATCCTGCCTTTTATAGCCGCTCGCATGGCAGCCGCCGGCACGTATTTGATATGCGATAATGCTGGACATCCTTATGATTACAGCCGATACCGGTCAGAACTATGGGATAAAGCAATGAAGAAAATCAACGGCAGTCACTACACGCCGCACGATACACGTCATACTGTAGCGACGTTGCTTGATGATGCCGGAGCCAATGAAAATGCTAAACGCCGAATCCTCGGCCACGCCGGCGGCGATGTGACTGACCGCGTGTACACTCACAAAAGTCTCCACCAATTACGAAAATGTATACAGTTGCTACGCTGATTTGCTCTTAACGCGCCCTTAGACTATATGAAAGCCGCGATGTATGCTGTATTTACAGCCATTTTTCTTTGCTCTTAATGACTATAAAAAATACAGCTAAATGAGCCGGTATTTTCACATTTTTTCTGTAAATATCGGCTCGTTTCGCTGTATTTTCACATTCTCAAAATATTAAAATTAATTGATAATAGCATATTTTTATTGCAGTCATCTCTCCTCTTTTTCCTTCTATACAGTGGAGAACGGGGATGATGACATCAAACAACAGCATAACCCTTTCTCTGCCTGTTACCTCAAGTATCTGGACTGCAATCCCATTTGATATTTCAAACACGGCAAGTGTTTATCCTGTGGCTTGGGACAGCACGACAAGAGATGCAGTACGCATATTTTGCGCAAATAGCGGAGATTCTAATACCGTAGGGTATGTAGCTATCGGCCGATAATAATATATTTGCAGCTCGGCGCTTGTGACATTGTAGTCCCAAAAGTAAACGTTGTTTTTGTTGCAGATTCCCATTTTGCGACAATCGGCGCATCGTGATTTGTGTTGCTGTTTAAAAGTGATGCAAGTGCAACGGCAGCATATGCGCCTGATGTAAATGATATGGGCAAATTAACGATAGCTAGATAATTTGATGGGGTACCCGAACTTCCCCACTGTTCCAAGCCGAACAGTGGGGAACTGAAACTATCATCAATAACTCAGGCATTGCCGTAACTATGCCGCTGGCCTATACTGATACTACATATAAAATTTTAATAACACATAATAACGGCGTTTTATCGTCTAGTGTCGTGCCGCTGTCTGTAGGGTACATAAATCCGACTTATTTTTACGTGTCAAACAATATAGGCGAAAATCCTAACTTTTTCTGGTTAGCTATCGGCCGATAGCTAACCAGTATGTGCCGTCAGTATCCATTTTTTGGGCTTGCCTAATTTCCATCGTAGCTGAGGTGACATTACCTACGGAATGCGAATTTATAGTGCTTATTGACTCAGTAATATCTCCTGTAAAAGCCATTCGCAACGTAGTATTAAAAGCAATCGGGAAACTAACATAAGCAATATTATTGCTATATGTTGATAGATATCCCCACTGTACAATTAGACCGCCAAATAGTTTGCCAAAGTTTATATAGCCGTTTTGTGCCATCAGGCCGGACACTCCCAGTGCCGGCACGGTAAATTTATTGCCGTCCCAGTTTACTGCAAGACTTCCTTGCAAGTTGCTCAAGATAGCCGCGATGCTTGCCGCCGGCAGCGTTTTCCAATCATTTTGGCCAGTGATGGATTGTATCATGTACACTATGCCGCCCAACATGGTTTTAAGCGCGGCCGCATTCGCTTGCGGTTTTTCTATATTCCCCAGGGCGACAGTAAGATCTTCGATGAGCGCCCAAATCTCCCCGCCAGTCAGCACTTTATTTTGTGCCCCGGCAGGCGGCACTGGTACCATGCCGCGAGCTCCTGCTTCTGCTGCCGTCGCACCGACAAAGTCTTTATGCGCTTCGGTATCGTCATTGTGATTGCTGACAGCTGTTTCAATGGCTTCCCGTATGTCTTGATGCGCTGAAGCAGATTCATCGTGTTCTTGAATCATCGCCGCCACATCTTCTTCCGGCGTGCCGTCTATGATCGTTGAATCAATCTCAACGTTTTCTGCGTTGGAATAGCCAAACGCCATGGTCATCGTCTGCCTGTATACGGAGCCGCTGCCCTGTGCCGGCAGCGTTGCCGGCTGGTCGTCCGTCGTGACGCTGAACAAAATATTGCTTCCCGATGTGCCTTTTGCATAAAACCCCATTTCGCTGAGCACGACAGCGCTTGCCTGGCCTTCGTTGCTAACGCGGAACGTAATGAGGCACTCCATGTCCTGTTGTTTGATGCTGACAATATCGGCTTTAATTTTTTTAGCGGCTAAGTCCGTTGCCGTTTCTAAATTCGCCGGTGTGCCGCTGCCGAACCAGATTTCCGTAATGTTTAATTTAAGCTGCCCGGCCGTAACGGCTGCGGCCAATTCCCGGCCCGCGTTAGTAAGTGTAACCTGTTTCCAATTTGCCATAATATTAGTCCTCCTTGATGTCTACGCGGCAAAATACCATTCTGCCAGCGAACTTCGTTTCTTTTGCAAATGCCGTCTGCTGTTTAGCTGGCGGTATCGTAAGATATACGTGTTCCATGCCCTGGCCGTAAAAAGTGTACTGCCGCTCCAGACGGGTAATAAAATCGTACCGGAGCCCGATGTGCGCCGGGACATACACGTCCAGCGTCGCTTTCAGCTCGTCTAATTTTGTGTATTTTCCTTCCGGTATGATGATGTCGATGCGGTAATCTTCCGGGTGGTCTTCAGCAATGCCCGTGCCGTCCGTTACGTACAAATTGATGATGTTTGTAATAAATTCAAGCGTTACCGACGGCGCGCTAATCAAACGAGCAAGCACATCGTTACGTCGTTCTTCATCGGTTCGTTCCGTATTGGTGGTAAGACCGACAAACCGCTCCCAGTCGGCCAGTCCCCACGTAGCCGTCTGCACGAAGAATTGCTTCACCGTTTCGATCTGGTACTGCCGCTGTGTTTCATGCTCGTCGGACAGTGTCTGCAGCATATCCGTAAATGCCGGATCATGTCCTAAGAAACGCGGCAAATACCGCTGCAGTGCTACGGGCGTAACACGCAAAAACTCAAACTCAGCCATGAAGCACCACCTCGCTAACCTGCGGGATTTGTTCGTCTGTAACGGGGATATTGTCCATACCGCCGTTCAGCAATAAATCTTCATAGTCATATACCTGCGTTTCGTTGCTGTTCGCTAAAATTGTTTTGCCGATTTTCGCATACGATACTTTCTGTCCGTCATAATCGTCCGAAGCAAAATACCGTTTCAGCACATTTTTGATGCCGCCGATATTGCCGCCGCCGCTTGTCGGCGTCAATTCCACCTTGACCGGCAGTACCGTCGGCGCCGTAACCGTAACGGTCGCGCCGATGGGGTGCTGCGTTTCAATGTATGCCGCTACCTTTTCGAGCAGATCTTCCGACGCCGGGCCGCCGTTAGAATCGGTAATCAGCACTTTAACCGTACCGTTGCCGTTCCACAGCTTTTTTACCGTCGCTTTGCCAACGCCTTCAATACTCGTTGCCCATTCGATGTAGTTGTTGGCATTGCCGCTCGTCGCCGGCTGCCGTACTTTGAACAGCAGCCGTTCCAACAGTTCCGCGTCGCTTTCTTCATCGAAGCCGTCGTGCGTCGCCGCATCATTCGTGACTGCCGTAATGCCGGGGATAGACATGGAAACGACCGTTATTGCCCCGGCCTTGACGTTACCGCTTATTCCGGCCGTTTCCGCCTCAATAGCAATCACGCCCTGTTCTGTAATCTGCGTATCTTCCGTAGCATGGAACAATACGCCGGACTGCGTCGCAAACAAGCTTCCTTCCGGCACCGTGCCGTTTCCCGTTACCGTCAGCTCGCCGATTGCTTTTGTCGCTTCCCGGCGGTAAATGCCGTGTTCTGCCGCCCGCAGGGTCAAGTACTCGCCCCAGCTCGTTTCGGCAAAGGCCGCTTTATACATCTGCTCCCGTTCGACTTCCTGCTTGGCAAATTCGATGCTGTTCGACGCAAGCATATCGTATTCAAAGGTTCCTTCAAACTTGCTGGCGTCTGTCGTGCTGTTGTCTTGCAGCTCTTTCAAAATCTCCGGCTGTTCCCTAGCCTCATACATTGATATTCACCTCCCCGTATACCGTCGTAAGCGTAATATCGCACGTCACCCGCGTTCCTTTACTGGAAAACGTAATCGAGTCAATGGACTGGATGTACGGATTGACCATCAAACACTCGACGATAACGCGCTTCAGCTCCGAATAGCGTTCCTGCACGCTCATGACCTTGCCGATGAACGGCTTCAGCTCGATGCCGTACTGCCACGAGTACGCCAGATAGGCGTACCGTTCCGTCTTTAGGGCTTTGTAAATCCACACCTTCACCGCTTCGTTACCTTCCACCATGATGTGGTTGCCGGCCTCATCGTACAGGAAAACGTCGTGTTCAAAATCCCAGGCATATTCCCGGAACATAGGCAGGTCTGTACTGCGATTCGTTTGTTCTGTCCCCGTGAAGGGATATTCTGCGCTCATAGTTTCACCAGCTTATCCGTAATAATATACAGCTGACTGCCGGCGCAGGGCAGCACGCTGACCAGGTCGCCGGGCTTCAGCGTATCCGTATAGATAATATCGTCTGTATAGTCGTTATCGATGTCATGGTTATGGCTTGCATAGGCCGCGTCGCCGCTGCCGCCGGAACGATTCTGTGTCGCGCTGACGATATGACCGCGAGCCTCACGCCGATAGCCGACGAGAAGATATTCGGCAATGTAGATATTTTCTTTCGTCAATTCGATGTTGTTCCACTTGACGACAATATCCGGCGGCGGCTGTACGATGATGCCGACGCTCTGCGCCGTAGGGACGTGGGATTCGGCTACGTCGTGCATGATGCCCAGTACTTTCTGCATAGAATTTTCCGCGCTTGGTATTTCTGCCACGTCGTCACCCCCTGCTCGTCTTGATGATCTTTGTCGGCGCGTAGTCCATGGCCGTGTAGTCGCTGCCGTGAACCGTCCGATGCTGCGAACTGCTATTCCCGTAATAGCCGCCGCTTCCGTCGTATATGACGACGTGCTGATTATCGCCGTACACGATGACATCGCCTTTCTCCAGGCTTCCCGCCGAAAAGTCCTGCACGCCGATACCTGCATTTTCCGCGTCGGCTACTATCTGCGGCACGTTGACGACGCCGTTATTGCTTTCCTGCGCCAGGAACGGGCTGTAATAGCCGCCGATTTTCCCGACGGCTTCTACGCAGCCGTTATCGCCGTTATCCATTGTCGTGTTGCCCCAGGCGCCCCACCCGGCGTCCATGCCGGCAGACACGTTCATCGTGCCGTCGGCTTGCGCCGCCTTTTCCTGCTTTTCCGCTTTTACTTCGTCCATTAGGTTCTCAAACTCCAGCTCCAGTTTCATTTCGTGTTTGCCGTCCATAAAGGTATGGGTGTCGGCTTTGACCCAAAACTGCCCGTCGAACAGGCTGTCCCGTACCTGGATGGAATATGACGCCTTCACGCGATAGTCGCCGAGCACCGTAATATAGCCGCTTCGTTCCGGCCCTTTCAGCAGGGCATTGGCGCCTTCCTGCGTGTTCTTGTTCGGGTCCGTCTTGTACACGGCCTGAATCATGGAATACTTGTCTATCCACTCTTGATTCGTGACATAATTCAGCGAGTTGCCCTGTTCATCGGTCACGAGCACACGGTTGACCATGTTTTCAATGCTTTCCCGGTACACGCTATCCGCCATGTTGGCGTTAGCGTCGGCGATATAACCGTCAATGAGCGACCCTTTCAGGATGATGTCCAGCTGATCTCCCTGTTCGCCGGCCATGATGGGGAAATACTTCTGTTTCGTCGTTTTCGCCGCTTCCGTATAGGCCATCATGATGATTTCGTACCCCGTCTTATTGTCGGCGATGAACGTAACCGGCGTGTTCGTCGCCGCAAAGTTGCCGGGCTTAATGCCCATTTCCGTGCAAATGGCCGCGGCGACCGCTTCGGGCGTGACGTTTGTAAATTTCCGCGTCGTCCGCGATTTCGTCAGGATAAAGAGGTTGTCAAAGGCTACGATGCGGACGCTGCCCCGTTTGCGGTCTTTTTCTACGTCGAACACATTACCGCGGAATACCAGCGTGCCGGCATCGTCATAGCCGAATACGGTTTCACCGTTGTTGATGACGACTTGCGGCACGTTGGCGTCGCGATCGTCCTGCACGTAATCAAATTCCAGTTTCCGCGCCGCCTGCAGCCGCGAGCCGCTCCATGTAAGGGAAGAAATCAGATCGGATATATCTTTTTCTTTATGCCATATCCTCATTTCGGCACCTTCAATCGTTCGCCCAGCTTCAGCTTGCCAATGTTGTTAATGGCTAGGTCCTTGATATTATTGGACTGGATAATGTTTCGATAATGGGTATAATCGCCGTATGCCTTCTTAGAAGCGTCCAGCACGTCGTTGACTTTATCCGTCAGCGTTACCGTATCCGGCGTTTCCATATCGGCCGCCCGTTCTTTTAGGCCCGTTTCCTCTGCGGTCTGCTTGTCGTTGTTCGCCATCGGCGTGTTGAGCTCTTTGTACTCAATAAACGACAACGTATAGTAAATGTCCCGCGAGCCGTCCCGTTCGGAATAATCAAATTGTTTCAGCGCCATCATCAGGTTAATGTTCGTATCCGAGATGATGACGCGGATCGGCGCCTTGGCTTCTTTCCATTTCGTCAGCATTTCCACACATTCAGCCGGCGTCTTGTTATCGCCGACGACGAACGGGTATTCGTGTGTCGGCGACGGAAAAAAGCTGGAAAATTTCAATCGTTTCAATGCCGGGTTGCCGAATAACTGCGCCTCGCCGAACTCGATGATGTCGACGATGCGGTTGTTTTGACCCGTCTGCATCTCATAAGACGCCGGCGTCACCGGCAGGATTAGCTTTTCTGCGTTGCAGCTGAGAATAACCTGCCGGTACATAGAGCCTCCGCCCAGCGCGGCGGAAACGAGCGTCAGCAGATTCCCGAAGCCCGTCATCAGACTGTCTAAACTCATTTACACACCTCCGTAATTGGCGTGGGCTGTGCTCATCAGCTTCAGCAACTCATACGCAATTCGGCTTATATCGGCCTCTTCGCGAACGGTAAACGTATTACCGGAAATCGTGACTTGCGGCGCGCCGCTGCTTCCAACTTGAGCCAGTTGCTTTTGCAGCATCCGCTCCGTCGTCGCATGAGGATAAATCCAGCTGCCGTTGGGCAGCCATACGGCCTCGCCGCCCCGTTCGTTGATTTCCGTCCAGCCGCCGGCAAAATGCGTCGAGCCTGTCGCGTTGTGGTCAAAGATACTTCCCACGTCAAAATTAAACGACGGCGCGGCGCCCTGCACGGCGTCCCATGCGCCGGACAGCTTTGCTGAAATCGACGAAGCCGCCGCCGACGCGCCTTGCGTCAGCGAATCCCACACACCGCTTGCCCAGGTCTGTAACGCCTCCAGACTTTGACCGGCCCTGTTTTTCGCCTCGTCGAATGACTGCGCCCACTGCTGGTTTTTCTCTGCCGCCGTCGTGGCGATCGTATCCCAACAGCCGACGGCAAACGTTTTCGCCTCGTCTGTTTTAAGATTCATGTAACTAGCGAACCCGTCCAAGTTTTGATGAATACTATCCTCCCATTCCTGCCCTTTCGCCTGCATCTGCGCGCAGGTCTGGGCATAGGCGTCGACCCATTCCTGATTTTTAGCGGCAAACTGCGCTGAAATGCGGTCGAAGGACTGGCTGGCATACTGCACTTCGTTATCCCAGTCGAGGCCGCCAAGATACTGCCCCAACGCGCCGCCGCCAAAGGACCCGGCCATGCCGCCGACAAGACCGCCAATAGCTGCGCCGGGCACAGCCCCGACGCCGCCAAACAGCGAGCCGATACCAGCGCCGGCGGCTGCCCCCGCTTTTGCGCCGACGAGCCAGCCTGCCGTACTGCCGACGGTGCCGCCGACAGCTGCCCCTGTCTGCCCTTCCGGCGCCATGGCAATATCCAGCGCGCCGTTCAGTAACGTAAGAGGCAAGCCTACGCGTGCCAACCGTCTGGCTATATTCGCCGCCCGGCTGCCCATGCCCGGTCTTGCCGGCCCGGGCGATGGTTTCCCCGGCGCACCGCCGCCTCCGCCGCCGCTTCCCGGCGTTGTCGTGCCGTTGACGATGACGGTCCGCGCATTGACGACCATATCGCCTGCACCAGAACCGCCGCCCCCTGGCTGGGAAGAAGGTGCTTTGGTTAAATCACCTAAATACTGCCGCGCCCGCTGCGCAAGGCTTACGATTTTCGTCAAGCCGACAACTAATGCTCCGCCGGCCAGCACAGAACCGACGCCGTCGAGCGCTAAGGCTTTATCTTTCAAATCCTTCAAACCATCGCCGAGGGGGGAAAGCAAATCCGTAAACTGAAACCCGTCGTCCAGGGCTTTATTAAACCCTCTCGTTAAATCAGTCAGCTCATCGATAAAACCGCGAAGCCCGTCGCCTGCACCACTATCTAGCAGTTTAATGGTCAAGTTTTCCCACGCGCTGGATAATTCGTTCAGTGAGCCTTTCAGGTTATCCATCATGACAGCCGCCGTGTCCGCCGCCGTAACTTTACTCATAGCGTCGTACATATCCTTGACGCCCTTAGCGCCTTCACGCATTAAAATCATGCCGCCACGGATAGCGTCCGACCCGAACATGGCGTTCAGATAGGTCATTTGCTGTTCTTTAGTAAGGCCTTTCAGACGGTCCTGCAAGAGCGCCGCGATGTCAGCCATGCTCTTCATGTTGCCACTGGCGTCGAAGAAAGCCGACGTGCCGTTTTCTGTCAGCAAATTCAATTCCGCAAACGCTTCCATTTGCGTTTTCGTCGTCGGGATCATATTCTGCAGCATCGTCTTGAGCGACGTGCCGGCATCCGAACCCTTCAAGCCGTTCTGTGCAAATACCGCCAGCGCCGTATTCGTATCGTCAAAGCTGACGCCCGCGCCGGCTGCAACGGCCGAACAAGCCGCCAGGGAATACCGCATTTCTTGCACGCTCGTCGCGCTGGCGTTTGCCGCCCCAGCCAGTATATCCGCCGCATGAGTAGCGTCGTCCATGTGAAAGGCGTTCATAGCCGTGCTCATGATTTCGGCCGCTTCGCCCATGCCAAGACCCCCGGCTGTCGCCAAATCCAGCGCCGCCTTAGACGCGTCGCCCAGCACGTCCTGGACGCTGACGCCGGCTTTGAGCAGTTCCGTCATGCCCTGAGCCGCTTCGGTACTGCTGAAGGTCGTCGCATCGCCCAGCTCCATAGCTTTTGCTTTCACCTGGTCCATCGTCTGAGCGTCCAAGTCAGTTAAAGCCTTGACCTGCGACAGCTGGGCTGTGAAGTCAGAATAATTCTGAACGGCATTAAACGCTCCAAAACCAATCCCCGCTGCCCCGGCCATCTGCATACTCGTACCCATCAGCATACCGCTGGCGGCATTGGACAAACCATTTTTCATCTGCTGAATCGGCCCGTTCTGCCGGATATTGACCACGGCCGTATAAACTTTCCCCTGCAAGCCGCTGAGCTCCGTTCTGATACGCCGCACAGCCTGCGTCGCTTCATCTCTTGCCCGTACTGTCGCTGAATACGTACCGCGAATCCCTGACAGGGACGACTTTGCTTTATCGGCCTGCTGGGCCAATTTAACGGCGGCTATGCCCGACTGTTCCATGCTGGCCGCCGCTTTATCTACGGCAGCCGACGTGCCGCGTAGAGATCGTTCAAAGTCAGTAAAGCCGCTCTTCGCTTTTTTGACCTGCGCCGAGAACTTATCCCGCAGTTCCAGCGTGGCGCTTAATACGTAATCGCTCATAGCGCGACCGTCCTTTCTGCCAGTAGTTTTAATTTATCGGCGTCCTGCTTCTGCTGCAGCTCCATGGCCGCATGGCAAAACAGCTTTTCCGATGGTTTCAGAGAAAAGAAGTACTCCAACGTGTGACCCCGGAGGACTAAAAAAGCGGCTGTCGCCGCTTCCCAGTCCTCTTTGATTAGTTTTTTACGTCTTCGTGGAGTTTCGATTCGATGTCTACGTTATAGCCGGCACATTTCATGATGGCCCGGCTAATGGCCGGCACTTCGCCAGGGTCGAATAATTTATACACGATGTCCGTCGGTTCCGTGCAGCCGTAGGCTGTCTGGAGGTCCTTGTCCTTCAGATTCGGCGATACGGTGGCATTGACAATTAAATACGCGTCATTGCCGTCCGACAAGTCCAGTGTTTCCGTCACCAGCGCGCGGGACGGTTTCAATACCGTAATGGTGCCGATACTGGTTTTCAAATCAAATTGTTCGTCCTTCTTTGCTAAAATCTTATCTTTCTGCTTGATTAAATCCTGTACACTAACTGCCATAGTATATATTCCTCCTATTCGACAACTTCCAGGAACTGGGCGTCTTCCGGCGTAAAGCCGAAGGGAAATTCCTTTTCGACGACCTTGCCCTTTTCAAAGGTCATCAACGTCAGCTCGTTAAACCACACGTTGTCGACGGAACAGCGTTCCTTCTGCCCGTCTGCCGCGTCGGGATCCTCGATGAGCCCGACGAGCGTCGCCCGCGGGTCGCGGCCGGCTTTCCATTCTTCCAGATACTTATTGATGTTCCGGTTGACGACTGACTTAATCGTAAACGTGCCCGACCCGGTCAGCGACACAATCTTGCTGTCCTTGCTGTTGCCGATCAGCACGTCCTCGCGGTCGGCCGTTACCTTGCACTCGTACTTGGAAATTTCAAATAAGAGCTCGTCGTCCCACCATACTTTGCCGTGAGAGCCGTTCCAACGACGGCGGCCGCGGTATTGCGTATCTTCTGCTGCTCTTCCCATCTAACCTGCACCTCCTACATCATAAAGTTAATCGTCAAATCTTCCATAGCGTTGACCGGCGTGATGCGCCCTTCCAGCATGACCTTCGTGCCCGTGTTATACTCGCGGATTTGCTGATCCGTCATGGTGCTGGGGTCGTCGCCGTGAAGGGTTGCGTAGTCCTTCTGCGCTTCCACGTCAATATCCACCGTGTTGATGGCCGTCGGGCTGTTGTCCAGCACGTTGCCTTTCAGTTCTTTGAAGTAAATCAAAATAGCGTTGATGAAGTTCATCTTGTGGTCGTAATCGTTAATGTACTTGCCGATATACGACGTCTTGAACGTGTCGCGAATGTCGTCGGTAATCATATCGATACATTCGATAATTTTAATGTATCGGAAGTCTTCGCCGACATCGGTCGTAAATGTCGTCAGGCTGTTGCAGGCACGGGCAATCTTGACGCCGTTGCCGTCCTGTTCGTCGAACAAAAGCAGCTGCCCGTCGTTAATCAAGCTGTCGATGTCCTCATAGGCATCGCAGCTGACGACTTCGCTCAGCTGGTAATACGTCGCGCTGCGGTCCAGCGCCAGGCCGGCCAAAATACCGGCGATACGGGCCGTATACTGAGCCGCCGAATAAGTGATGTACTCTTCGTCAGAGGATACCACAGCTTCCCCCACCATTGCACTGCCAGCTTCCGCAGCGGTGTATTCCGGATTGAGTACGCGGATATTACCGGTGCAGAAATTAATAACGCCCTTATCGTCTGCGGGCTGATTGGCAACCACAGCCTTGAAGGTCTTGTACTTATTGTTGCGCATCGTCTTAATCCACGACGCCAAATCTTCCATATCCTGGGCATCGCCCGTCGGATTACAGATATAGTTCCACTTGACATTGGCAATCTGCTTCAGGACGCTGGACTGTGTCACCGTCGGCGATTCGACGCTGTCGTCGGGTATGGTATAAACCAGCACCCGCAGCGGCGTTCCTAAGAGGCATTTCTTAATCAAATCGACGTTGGCCTCCGTCAGCCCTTCGGCCGGAATGTCCGTTACGTCGTTAATCCGGTAATATCCCATCGTATCAGTCTTTTCATTTTTCAAAATCATGACAACGATACCGCGGGCCGAACGGGCAATAGCCGTCGTAGCCTTCGTTTTAAAGGTAATCAGCACCTGCGGCGCGCCGAATACTTCTTTTTCGTTTGCCATCGTATCACTCCTTTTTTAGCGTAAGCTGTAATTCTTCCATTAGATCCTCCGTCAGCCTTTGGGCTTCCCGGTAATCGGCAAATTCCAAGTTGAAAATGTAATGCAGCACCTCGTCGTGAATCGTCGTTTCCGCGTCGAGTATGGTGATAGCCCTGTCCTCTATATAAAAGACCGGACGAATCACCGCATCCAACGTATCGGCGATGTCATACAGTACGGCCCGATCGACGCGGCCATACCGGTCTTCGTCGGGGACAAAGGTAATATCCACTTGTATGACCCGTTCACTGTACACGCGGTCGACCGTATGCACCATAGGCTGCATTTCGACATAAAAATACGGCGCATCTCGTTTTTCTACGTTATCGAAATGCACCGCATACTTCGGGTAATTCTGTTTTAGCAGGACCGTGAAGGCCTTCTTCATACTTCGTAAGTTAATCATCGCCAAATATATTCTCCATGATTTGTTTCGCATCGTCGCGGAAGGTTTTGCCGGACTGCAGCATGGCCTTATGCAGCATTTTCTTACCCGGTACAAAGGATTTTTTCAACCGTTTGCCGATAGCCGGTACAAATCGACCGGGTGTCTGCCGGTGGCCGTATTCCACATGGGCCGCATACTCGGTATTGTTGTATACCGTCACAGCCCCCTGCACAGCCCGGGTACGGCGCCAACCGTTTTTCAATGCGCCTGTATCCGTCGGCGTATTGTCTTTCGCATGGCCGATGATGACTTCGGCTTCCTGGGCAACAAATTTGTCGCGCTTCGCCGCCCCCGCTTTCGCAATCCGGTCCAGATGCTCGCCGAGCTCATCAAAACCGCCAAATTGAATCCCCATTAGGCCTCACTATCCCTTCGCACGCTGATTTCCTGATGGGTCGGATACTTAAACGCTTGGGCCGCATACAACACAAACGTCTGTCCTTCGTGCGTAATGGTCAGCGCATCGTCGGGCTGAATATCATACGACGGCTCCAGGCAGATACGCAGGTCCGCCCGCAGCCAGTATTCCCGATCGCGCTGCTCGCTCTGCAATTCTTTACCGTACTGGCTCAGCTTGCACGGCACGTCGGTATACACGTCCGTCATAGCAAAGCTGTCCGCGCCCTCGTCATCTAATACGGGCGTCTGCCGCGATACCGTCACGCGATCCAGATACATGTACCGCCTCAGGGCTGCACGGCATCGGTCGTATGGCATGGACATGTCGGCCACCTCACTTTCCGGTACAAGTTTAGCTTCGGGTGCAGGGCTTCCAAATCGGCGTCCATCGTGCTGCCGGCGCTTGCCGTTTCGGCCACGGCAAACTGGAACTCCGTATCGTTCTGCTTGATGCTCTTCAAGACGCTGCGTCCGCCGTTTGCCGCATCCTCCAGCCAGGCGCCTATCAGCGCCGCCCCGGTCAGGATAAGGGCCGATGGGAAATCCTTGCGGTGACAGTAGTCCAACACATACCCGACGATGTGTTGCGCATATACTTCGGCCGCCGCTTCGTTTCCCAGTTCGCCATGCAGCGTCTTCGCCGTCTCAACGAGCTTGGTAACGGCTTCATCTGCTGTAATATATTTCATGTCGCCCTCCTTTCGGGCACGAAAAAAGCACCCACCATATTGTGAGTGCTTTTTATTCCGCTTTCAGATACCATTCGCATGGCCCGCCTTCATCAATCTCTTTCGGCTTTCCGTAATTCCCCGGATACATGACACATGTGCTAAGCAATGGCTTACCTTCTGCAAATGCACACGTCGGGCAATACTTATAATCCGGCGGTGTGCAGCCACACATAAACGGACCTGTTACATTCCCCGGCATACGACACACCTCCTAATGTTCCTTACCTACGTAATCAATGCGGCTTCCTTTCCACTCGGAATCCTCTTCTTGATATTTATTATACCCGAATTCGGGATGAACTTCCATATCTATATAGATTCTTCCGTTCTTTTTGTCGATATTAGTAATCTTATATTTAGCTCCGCGTTGCAGAATGACTTCAAATTCTTGGCCGTAACTTTTTTGTTCCTGGATACCATCCCAATTAACGCCGCCACCATTTCCAAAATTAGAAAAGGGCTCGGCGTACATCATTTCAGTCCCTTCAGGTACGTAAATATTTAATATAATCTCCTTCTCGGAAAATCCGGCGCCTTCGCTGGCGGCTGTAGAAATAAAGTTATCCATAGTTGCCCTACGTCCAACAAACTGCTGCAATTCTTCTTGGCTCATCGAATAAAACGTTCCCGGCTTTAACTGCAGGAAACTTTCCATAGCATTGCTGTTACAACCACGCTGCAACCAGATGTCAAACGAATACTTCGACTGCTCAATCAATGCCGTCATGGCGCGAATCTCATCGCCAGTACGTTCATAATTGATCCAGACATTTCCGGGACCTTTATAATACTTAGGCTCCCACCCAGTGCCGGATTCGTAATACGGCTTTTGATACCCCGCTAAGGGTCGATTGAACCGCCCGCTGCCGCAGGTATACTCAAAGATGGCATCTTTTTGCGTTTTGGTCGCATTCCGCCAAACGTCGCCACATACAGAGCGAAGAACCGCGTCAGCGTCCTTTTTGCTGGTAAACCGATAGGCCCGCTTCTTGCGTTCTTCGCTGTATGGGTCGGTCTTGCCCCCATGGAGATGTTTTTCCAACTCCAGGCGCGCCCGCACCAATGATTCCTGCGCCGCTTTGTACGCCTTGAGCTTTTGCGCATATTCTTTACCTAGCGTATCAAATTCTTCCAGCTGTTGTTGGAGCAGCTTAAATTTAGCCACATCGTTGCCGGCCGCAATTTGTTCTTCAAAATACGCTTTCTTCGCCGGGATTTTATCCTTTTTAGCGCCCCATTCCGCAACTGTAACATCATCTTTCCAAATGTTACTGTACGTATGATTCGGTACCGCATCCAGCGCCGCTTTCGCGGTAAAGGCCGCCGTAGCCGCTTTCCGGGCAGCTATCCGCAGCTCTTTCGTCGTATTGACATACTTCCACTGCGCATACCAGGCGTCAAACGTAATCTTCTTATCGACAAATACGGTATGCCATTCTTCGTATGTCATATCCGCCGGTATCCACATGGACTGCCCTGCTGCCTTCTTGGCAATTCGCGTCCCCGTCTTTGCCTTACCCGGGCCGTACAGGCTGCCGGCAATGGTAGAGCGGCAGTTTGGGTGCAACGGCGGAATGTTCACGCCGTACTCTCTTTCTTGCAAGTAAAAGACTTTGCCGTCCATGCTGCGGCATTTGTCCGACGTCCTGCGGTCAAGGGTGGCAATAAAACGGTAGTACTTCATGCCAGCGTCTTCGATACTTTCAAAGGCTGCCTGATTATTGACAAAATTCAGCTCCGTCCGCACGAGGCGGCGGGCGTTGCTGATGCCAACGTCCATGCGCTTGGCGACTCGTTTCGATATTTTTTCGACGCTTTCGCCGCGATGGACGGCTGTCAGCATTTCGTCTTTCAGCATTTTCGCCAGGAGCTTCTGGTTCTTCCAGATGCGCTCGCTGTAATTTTTGCCGCTCCACCGCGTCCGCAGCACGTCCTCCAACGCCTTAGAATCGACCTTAGATACGGCGTTTTGCAGCTCTCCGGCTTTAGCGATGTCGTACAGGCCATGATAGTAATTGTCCTTGTAGGCGTCCGTCAAGAACGACTTCATGCTCTTAGATACATTACGCCCCAGCTTATCGAGCTCCATCAGCGTCTCGCTGTACAGCTTGTCCAGGCGGCTGATGCGGCTGCGCATAGCCAGCACATTCAGTTCCCGCTCCAGGCCCTTATCGCCCGTCGCTTCGATTTTCTTGACGTACTCTTTTATGTCCATGCGCCACTGCCGGAACTCGTTTCCTTTCAGCAGCTTCCGGGCTTCAGCTATGGTTAGCTCGTTATCGACGGCAAACCGGCCGTACAGGGCGGCGATTTCCGTCTGAATACGGCCCAGCGAAGCCCGGTAGTAGCTGGCCAATTCCCGTTCGATAGTTTCCTGACATTTCTTGTGCCAGTATTGTTCGCGTTCTTCGGCCCGCTGCGCCCAATAGGCTTCGCTGTCCATATGCCGTCACTCCTTACGTACCGATTTTATGCTTAATGGCAACTAAGCGAATCGCCTTATCTTCATAGACACGTTTCCAATTCGTGGCTTTTGCCAATTCTTCACGGGTCGGCGTTTCTACGTTCGCCTGCGACGCCTTCTGGTAGGCGATGCCACGCGGGTGGAGGATAAACGTACGGCGGTTGATCAGGTAATCGACACCAGAACCTTTCTTCTTATCGCGGTCCACTTCCGTTGCCACAAAACCTACGGGATTACCGTTACCTAAAGCAATAGCTCCCTGGCCGAACAAATATGTCGTATACACTCCGCCAGATACGGGGCAGCCGTCGTCGACGATGACACGGCGGCCCTGGTAAGCTTCAAATTCAACGCTCGTGCTGTCCCGTTCTGTCGTGATAAGGTTCTGCTTTTTGAGATACGATTTAGTCGCGCTATGCATGACAACGGCTGTCAGGTTCCCTTGGGCGTCGCCAAGCTTCTGCAGCGCATCGATAAATACGGACGCGCTGATATTAGCCCCTGCACCCTCTGCCGCCGACACATCTAATACGTGATTAGCCATCGTACTGGCAGCAAATACCCCAGTCAACAAGTTAATCAATTCTTTTTGCATATCCCGCGCCCAGAAACCGGCCGCCAAGTCACCGATAGCCGCCATAGGGTCGCTGCCGGCAAGGGATGCCGACAAATCTGTCGCGCTCCACATCATGGCCCGGCGGATCGTAACGGATACGTCCTTATTCGACGTGATCTTATTTGCCGTCAGGTCGTTCCCTTCGATGACGGCTTCCGAATCGCCCGTCAAATCCTCGAAAAACGGCATGTTGTGAATCGGTGCTGCCTCGCTGGCCAGACGGTCAAATTCGGCGTTATTCGTTACGATACCGCTCTGAAATAAGGCCGAAAGCTCCATGGTACGCTTAACAACGTACGGCGTAAAAAGTTCCGGTACAATCACATCAGTTAATGTAGTTCCTGCCATAACAAATCATTCCTCCTTTAAATCGTTACGCCGGCAGCCGCGGCAAGCGCGCGGGCCTGTTCCGGGTTCTCACGTAAAATTTTTCCCTGTTCCGTCAGGTTAAAGGTTTCTTTCGCAAATGGATTTTTATCTAGCGGCCCACCACCGCCGTTCGGTTCATATCCTTTGCCCTTCGGCTTGCCGTCCTTGAACAGGAAAGGCTTATCCTTTTTCAAGGCCGTAAGCTGCTCGTCGAGGCCCGTGACCTTCCCGTCGTCGCCGAGAATCAGCTTAGATTTGTCAAACAACCCCGACACAATACCGACGTCCTGCGCATCGGCGGCGATGGCAATCTGAATAGCCGTCGAAAGGCGCATATCTTTCATTTTCTCATCGTATTCTGTCTTGGCCGCTTTATTAGCGTCCTGCAAGTCCCTGATCTGTTTCTTGAGGTCTTCGTTGTCGCCGGCATTTTTCTTTAACTCAACCAGCTGCTTATCCCTCTCGGAAATCGTCGCCTGTAATGTCTTCTTTTCTTCCTCGACGTTATCGTACTGAGATTTTGGTACGTATGCCTCGTCTAAAAATTTTTTAACGACGTTTCCAGCCTCCGCTTTTTTTTCGTCTGCAATCCCCAATGCCACAATTAATTCATCCATCGTCATAGTTTCTTTCTCCTTCCCATTAAGTACCGGCCGTATACGTACCGGTAATAGCAATAGGTTCGCCCTCCGACATAGTTAGCTGACCTGAAATAGCCGTACCGGTAACGTTAATCGTGCAGCCCGTAATCGTCGGCGCATTCTTGCCAGCAGGGCCCGTTGCACCGTCCGGCCCGTCTGCGCCAGTGGCTCCCGTATCACCCTTATCCCCCTTCGCGCCTTTTAGATTTTTAAATGCGAAGGCAAACGTCCTTGCCTGAGCCGTGCCGCCCGGCGTGACTGTCACGGATGGTGTTCCGGTGTTAGCATCTACCGTCGCCGTCACCTCTGTAATTTCCGCAGCGGCGCCGGCCGGTCCCTGCTGCTTTTCTACAGCAGCGATACCGTTTTCCATGTGATTTAAGGCATCTGCCTCAATAATATCTCCTGTCTTCCATGTTTTCGGTTCATATGACATCCTAATCACCTCTCCTATCAAATTTTAGTCTCGCCCGCTTTTGCCGTTCCTACTAATGCCTTGGCCGCTACCGCTTCACTATACTCGGTAGTATGCTCTACGCAATACTGGATTATGCGGCAGATTTCATATTCGTTTCTGTCGGCAACTGCCGAAAAGGGAAAATCTTTACCAAATTCTTTTACATACGCTTTAAGCCATTTATACATCGTCTTCACCTCCTCCACTGTCGCCATCATTGTAAATATCCGCTTGCTCCTGCCGTTTTTGTTCTTCTGCATCTAATTCCGTTTCCTCGTCTTCGACGTTTTCGACGAAGGGGTGATTTTTCAGGATTGTCTTGCGGGATATAATCCCCTCGGACTTACTGCACATATCAACCAATTCGGCATCATTGCGGATAGATGTCCGCGTCCAAGTCTGGATAATGTTGTCAGCTGTCAAATGGTGGTGCTGTAAAATAGCCCGTATGAGCTCGTTAAACCCCAGCCGGAATTCCGTCTCCATCATCCCCGCTTTTAACTCTAACAGCGCATACAAAAATTTCATTGCCTCTCCGCTTGTCGCGTCCAGACCCTGCTGCTGCGGGTCAATGCCCTGCCCCAAGTCAAAAATCGCCTTACGGGTGATTTCAAGCATTTTTTCCCGCGCTTCGACAGGAATATCAATCGTGAGAGTCGATAAGCTTGCTGGATCTCCTACGCCGCCATTATCCAGCGCCACCATTTTGAACCGCTTAATCTGCCGTAGAAACCTTCCTGCATCTTCGTCGCCATATCCCGTTAAAACAAAAAGGACCTCTTGAATATCCTCGAGGTCGTTCATAAATCCGCTGTATGTTTTATCATACGTATCGATGAGCCGTTTCACAGGCGGCAGATCTCCACGGGCGATGTTATTGTTTTGAAACGGGATAAAAGGCACGCGCCCAAACGAATGGGAATATGTATCGCCCCCTTCGTTAGCCCCAGCAACGCCGACAAAACATGGCCAATACATCAAGGTATCCAAATCCCCCCGCTTACGGAAAGCCTGACATTCCGCCTCATTCCAATACTCATATACGTCCCATGTATCGCCGTTGTCATCGATGTGCTTATACGCCCGCAGCACGGCCAGCAGCGTATGATCCAACTTTGTAGACCAAACGGGAATGACTTCGGCCGCCGGAACGACACCCCAATTAAACCCGCCGGCTTCCCAGTAATGCACCCAGGCAAGTCCGGCATTGCTGGCAGCCACGCATAAATCTTTTGCTTTTTTTCCGTAGCCGTCGCCCAATGCTTCAACAATAATTTTATTCGCCGCATCATTTTTAACATCAAACTGCGGCGGTGTCGTAAACATATACGCCGCTTTCTGATTTACCAATAACTGATGGAACGGGTGCGGAATACGATTATCTGCCTGCCGCATCGGGTCTGGTAAACAGGGGCGCCCCTCGTTGTCTACTGTGCGATGATACGACGGCTTATGACTTAAAATGTCGTTTTCCCCACGGTAATACCGCTCGGCTATTGCCATGCGCTCTACTACCTCCACATGTCCAGCCGTGTATTTTTCTATCAGCTTTTTTGCCGCATCTAAATTCATAAGCACCTCACCACCCTTGATATGTCAAAGTTCGTATCCGTCTCCGCAACATGGCCGGCTCCATACCATACCGTACCGCGTCGATCGCATGATTATCTGCATCGGGGTAGGCACTGATAAACTGCCCTTCGCGGTTGCGCTCGTACTCATAGCCGATAAACTCGCGGTACGTATTAGGGCAGCGCCGCTTGTCGATATAGATATGGGCCAAATTTTGCAACCACCTCATACCATGATCTACGCTGTCCGGGCCCTTGCGCGCGCCGGCTACGTTGAGCCCAAGGCCGCGCATTTCAACGATAGATTTAGGCTCCGCGGAATCGGCAATGATGCGGCAGTCATTGTACCTCGCGCCGATTTGTACCGCCGCTTGCCGGTTTGTCAATTTTTGCTGGTATATCTCATCGAAAATATACAAATCTTCGTGCTTAGCGTCGTAATGCATCGCCACGAAGGCCAGCGGGTCAACGGCAAAGCCAAAGTCCAGGCCGTAATACCGTCGGTCAAACCGCCTAATCATCTCGTCGGTCATGACCATATCTTCGACGTTTTCAAAGACGGCGCCGCCGGTTCCCGTGACCTCGCCGAGATACTCGTGTTTATACGCCGTCTCGTTTTTCGCTTTCAGCTTTTCCGCTTCCAGTAAAAACTGGTCGCCCAGCCATGCACGCGGCACGTCTAAATACGTCGTCTTATGGACGAGCCGGTCCGGGTACTCGTTCAGGATTTCCTCGTTCACCCAGTTATTCCGGCTCTTCGGCGGGTTATACGACGCAAAGACCCAGTATTTCTCGCCGCCGCGCAGCAGCGACTGGTTGAGATTGCGGATTTCCTCCATACCGCTGAACTGGTCCAGCTCTTCGTACCAGACGATACCGACGTACCCGAAGGGCAACTTGATGGACTTTACTTTCATCGGATCATCAACGCCGAAGAACAAGATTTTTTGCCCCGTCGCCTTGTACGTAATTTCATGGGGCGACGTAATGTACTTAAACCGATCGGCGACACCTAACTGCTCGATACCCCACTGTATCTGCGGATACACGCTGTTTTTTATCGTATTCCCGACTTTACGCAGTACGACAGCGTGGCACTGCGGGTGCTGCATCAAAAGCAGCGGCACCTCGATGCCCACAAAGGACGACTTCGTACTGCCGCGCCCGCCAGGTAGCCAGTAAAAGGTATGTCCGTGGTCCTGCACGTCCCAAAACACACTGTCGAAAGACCGCGCGATGCGGTCGGCGATATTAATCTCCATGCATATCCTCCTTTCTGCGGAACACAAAAGCTACTGTGTCCGCCTGCTGTCCGGTCTGCAAATCCTGTACCTCGGCCTTGAGCTTTGCAATGCGCAGCCACTGTTCTTCGTCAGCCAGGCCCTGACGGCACATCTCGTCGTACTGCTTGATCATGTTGTTCAACGTCCCCATGGCCCGGCTCTGGGCTTTCAAAAATTCTGCCTGTTTATCCCAGGCAAACTGCAGCTCGTATTCCTCTTCATAGACGCCATCGCCGTCGCGGGTACGCTTCAGCACTTTGGTCAGGTCCTCTTTGTCTTGGACAAACATAATCTGCTGCGCCCGGACGATAGCCGCATATTTCAAGCAGATGTTTTCCCACAGGATGTCGATCGGTGCCTTTTGCTCGAAGGCCTCGACAAGCTCCCTCGTTTCTTCCGGCAGGTACTTGGCAAACAGTCCATGTGTCACCGCGTTCTGATTTCCTGGCGGTGCGCCTGCACCCACTGCATTAGTATTAAAAAAGGGTGCACCCGTTTTTTTGTGTGCACCCTTTTCGCGCTTCCAACCATACCGCCGCTGCCACGACTTTACCGTATTGACGGATACGCCGTACTTTTTCGCTATCTCCTTATATTTCAGCCCTTTCACGTAATCGTTATAGGCTTTTTCCTGCGTCGTCATATCACATATCTCACCACCGCCTGTTGTTTGTTTTGAAATTGGCAGGCGCAGAAGGACTCGAACCTCTGCCTGCGGTTTTGGAGACCGCTATGCTGCCGCTACACCATGCGCCTACGTTTACTTAAAAAATCTATGCCGGTTTCGAGATTTTACCGGCCCATGATTGAGCGATGTCCGATTGTCTACAGGCTTTACGTAAAAATCGCAGGCATCTAACCCGCAGGGCTTGCGCCCGATGCGGCACGCGCCGCGCTTATTATACTTACAGCTGTAAATAGGACACATCAGGCGCACCCCCGTTTCCGGCAAACAAAAAAGAGACCCACCGGCAAGTCCATTACATCAATCGGCCTGCCGGCAAAGTCCCTTTATCTCAAAACTTCACACTACCATTATATGCACTTTGCGAGTGTCATTCCATGTCATCTCTACGCCGCAATAAAAAATTTGCATGGATACGCGAAAAAGAATTGAGCGCCCTACCGTGTATCCTGAAAACCTGTTTCCAACTATAGTGCATATCCGCTGCGACTTGTTCCCATTCCATGCAGTTAATGTACCGTGCGTATAAAACCGCCTGCTGCGTTTCATCTGGCAACAATGCAATCATCGCTTTAGCTTTTACCCGCATGTCGATGAGTTTGTTCCATTCGGAAATAACCGTATCGAAATACTTTTCCAGTTTAATATATTTATCAGACAGATCCGATTCGCGCGTACCGGACACTTTTTCCGATAAACTTGCGGATTCCAGCGTTAAAATGTCCGCCCGTACAGCCGTTAATTCTCGCTCCGCCTGCTTTACCACGTAATTCTGCCGCCGCACCCTATTCAAATATTCCTTTGCTGTCAATTTCTTACCTCTTTTCTGCTTTCCTCGGCCCGTCAGTCCCAAACTCAACACCGAACATCTTCAGCCCCGCCCATCGGTCTAACGTATGCGGATTACATTCGCAGCAAGGGTAATCCTTGCTATGACAATGGGCGTACACGCACGTATTGCAATTCACTTCTACGTTATCCATAAATTCTCAACTCCCCGTATTTTTTCTCCCACGACTCAAGGTTCTCAAACTTCTGCCCGCACTCTAATGTCATGCACTTCATAAACTCCGGTATCATGACTTCGCCGTCGAGGATAAGCCGGGCGTAAAACTTTAGCTTTTTCTGCAGCCACCGCAGCCGCTCGCGGCGAAACCCGAACTTGTCGTATAGCGCATACAGCATCAGCGTGTACGTATAATCCATGCCGGCTTCGGCGCCCTTATTTTCGTCTGTACCGCTAATGCCGAGGGATTTTTTCAGCCAATGAATATAATCCTGCTTCAGCCGATTATCCACTCCGGCGTCGTCCATCACGTTTCGATACGCGCTGTACCGGTCTCCGTCATGGTTAATATGCCGGCTGTACTCGTCGACGGCCGCATCGATTTTAGCAAACCGCCCGCGGCCGAAGCCGTACCGGTCATGCAACGCCTGGTAAATTAAAACCTGCGTACTGGCAACGGCGGCATTGACGGCGATATGCCGCCGCGCCTGATTCGATAAACGCATTGCACATCACTCCCCTTGCCTTTTCACATAACTGCCGTCAAAATGCTTCTTGAACTTCCCGTTAAGGGACGCGCAGAACCCGTACAGTATCCCCGCCGGCTCTTCCACAAAATATACGATGCCGAATCCTTTCCCTACGCTGGCTACATACGGCATAGCCGGCATATTCTTCAACGGCATCAGCTGCTTTACAAACTTCTCATCGACGTACCAAGTTTCGCCTGCTGAGTCTACATATTGGATACCTGTACAGCCCTGGTCGCTGCACTTAAGCCCTGTTGGTATCAACCGGTTTTCGCCTTTCAGTTCCCTGGCCGGCAGAAGCTTTTTAACGCTTTCTTCCGAGACTACGTCCCCGTTAGGCTGTACCAGCTGTTCTAAGTTAAACGGGTGCGCCGTAAGCAGCACGGCAACTTTCGCATCAGAAATCAAGGTTCTGCCGTCTGGCGCAGGCCCGGCGACCACTCTCGTATCGCCCTTCAAATACCACTTCATGACTAACTGCATCAATTTATCTTCTAAGGTTACCATTTCCATCACTCCTTTAAGTGCGCTTTTATCGCTCGCAATAACTCGTCCTGCCCGGTTTTCTTCCGCTGCAGGGCCGCCATAACCTGTTCGTCAATCGTCCCCTGCGCCACCAGGTGGTGTATGATAACGGGCCTCGTCTGCCCCTGCCGGTATAGTCTGGCGTTCGCCTGCTGATACAATTCGAGGCTCCACGTCAGGCCGTACCATACGATGATATTGCCGCCGGCTTGCAGGTTTAAGCCGTAAGCACAGCTCGCCGGATGCGCCAGCAGCACGCGTATCTCCCCGGCGTTCCACCGGCGCACCGTATCCGCGCCGTCCAGCTCTTCCACCTGCTCGCCCAGATACCGTTCAATGCTGATCCGGTCGTGCTGGAACGCATAAAATACCAGTACGGGCCGGCCGTCGTTCTCATCAACAATGTCTTTCAGCTTCCTCAGCTTTTCTTGATGCAAAAAGGAATAGCCGCGATTCCCGCTGTCCTCGTACAAATTGCCGTTGGCCATCTGCAGCAGCTTGTTGGACAATACGGCCGCGTTGGCCGCCGTAATCTCTTTGCCTTGAAGCTCCACGACTAAATCGTGTTTCATGCGTTTGTACGCGGCCATACCGGCGCCTAGCGATACGGGTACGACGTTGTCGATACGCGGCGGCAGCTGCAGGTAATCGGCTGCCGACAGGCTCATGCAAATGTCTTGTATGCGGTCGTAAATCGCCTGCTTCGCCCCATCGTCCCGCAGCCGCCAGTTATACACGACGTGGCCATTAGACTGCCCGGGAAGAAAATACTGCTGGCGGTACGCCGTAATCGTCCGCCCCAGCCGCTCGCCGCGGTCCAACAAGTACACCTGCGCCCACAAGTCCATCAGCGTGTTAGGCGACGGCGTTCCCGTCAGGATATAGACGCGCTTAAAACTTCCCAAACATTTGCGAAGGGCCTTAAATCGCCGCGACGACGGATTCTTAAAGCTGCTGCTCTCGTCGACGACACATACGTCAAAGGGCAGTTTGTAACGGTACTGTTCGGCCAGCCACGCCACGTTTTCCCGGTTGATGACGTAGACATCGGCGCGCGCCTGCAAAGCGTCTTTTCGCTTCTCCTCGCTGCCCAGAACCGTAGAAAACGTCAGCTCCTGCAGGCCGTCCCATTTCCGCGCCTCTGCCTGCCACGTATCTTCCGCCACTTTCAGCGGCGCAATGACCAGCGTCTTGCCAATCATGCAGTAGTCAAACCGCAATGCCGCAATAGCCGACAAGACAGACACGGTTTTGCCAAGGCCCATATCCAGCAGCAGGCCGTAATGGCCGTGCCGTATCATACGGGAGACAGCCTCCTGCTGGTACGGGTGCGGCCGGAACTGCATTACAGCACCTCCTGCGTTACGCGGTATCGGTCGTCCTTGATAAACTGGATCAGCCATTCCAGCTCATCGGCACTGGATACGGTAAAGACCTTCTGCTGCAGATTTCGCATTCGGCGGATGACCTGTTCCTGCAATGGCCGCAAGGTGTGGCCCGGCGCCTTGAGCTCTACAAAATATACCTTACCGGGGAAAAGCAGTATCCGGTCCGGTACACCCGCCTGCCCGGGGCTGGTAAATTTCAGCGCCCAGCCACCGATCCGTTTTACTTCCCGGACTAGTTTCTGTTCTAAGTCTTTTTCCAATGTGTTCATTTCAAAGAGACACTCCTTTCCAACGCGCCAGAGGGGTGTAAACGATTTTTACCTCGCCTATATACTTTTATGGATTAGGCGGATTAGACCGGAACACCGTAAACCCCTCGCGCGTCTAACTAGTCTAATAAAAAATATTAATATAATAATGGTTTACATCGTTTACAGTGCCCGTTTACAGGCATAACCATGCGCCGCAAGGTGTAAACGGAGGGTGTAATCGCAAATTTTTTCCGTTTACACTTCCGGCCTAAATCGCCTAATTTGCAAAAAATGCAAAAAATCCGTTTACATCGTTTACACCCTATACTCTGTTTACACCTGGGCCTTTCTGTTTACACCTGAAGGGCCTGAAAATTACGTCGGATTTTATCGGATTGTTTATTTCACGCGCACATAGGCACGCTGCAATCCGTAGAGATTTCCGAACCGAAGATTGCCGCTTTTCGACCGGTGCGGCTCCCAGCCGTCCATGGACTGCATCAGCCCGTTTAGCTCCCGGGCAATGGCATTGGTCATCGCGGCCCGCGTCCCGTTCATGGCCTCGCACCAAATTTCAAGGACGCATACACGGTCCCGCACCACAGCGGCCCTGGGGTCCTTGTCGTCGTACTCTTCCAAATACGCACGACGGTCATACAGGTCATATGTACCCCAGTCCTCCGGCAGTTTTTTAGACAGGTAATCCTCTATCATACCGGCCTTTTCACTGCCTTCCGTGTGGGCTTTTTGCAGCTCCGCCGCAATAGCCGCAATCTCCGGCGTCAGCTGTAGATTCGAGTCTTGCTTGTAGGACTCGTATACCTCGGCCCAAATCTGGTCAATGATAGTAGGCGTCAGCTGCAATACGGTCAGTCGGCCGCCGCCGCGGACAAACAGCGGCCAAAAGCGGCGGCCTCCCGTGCGGTCTTTCAAAAATACGTAGTCATTCGTCGTCGCGGCGAATACGCACTGCCGGGGAAATTCTTCTGTACGTCTTCCGTAAGGCGCCCGGAACTTATCGACCTGCCGGCTGATGAAGGCTTTAATCTGGTCGTTTTCCGACTTATTTGTCGCCTGCATTTCCGACAGCTCGATGATCCAGCTTCCCTGTAGCTGCTCCATCGGGTCTTTTCCCTGCAGGCTGACGATGCTGTCGTTGAACCACTGCCGCCCCAGCTTGGCCAGTATCGTAGACTTGCCGATGCCCTGCGGCCCGCTGAGGACCAGGCACGGGTCAAACTTCACGCCCGGGTGCAGTACGCGGGCCACGGCGGCCTTTAGGTGCTGCAGCGTAACCATCCGCGTATATGCCGAATCTTCCGCGCCCAGATAGTCGACGTACAACGTCTCGGCCCGCGGCGTACCGTCCCACGTAAGGCCCTGTAGGTACTCCCGTACAGGGTGGAACCGGTTCCGGCTGATGACCTCCGTCAAGGCGTCGTCGATGACGCCCCGGCCGGTCAAACGGTAATATTTTGACAGGTAGTTGCGCAGGCTCGCATCGTCGGCGTCGCGCCAGATGGCGCCATCCTTGACCTTGTGCCACGGCAGGTCCGCTTTTAAGAGAATACGATGGCTGAACTCGTCGAGGCCGAACTTGTCCTTCAGAAACTTGTCGTGCGTCAGGATTAAGATAAAGTTTTCTGCCGTCGGCTTAATGGCCGCGTTCTTCCCCTGGCCGCGTTCCAGATCATCGAGCCAGCTGTCGTCGTAGTCTTCGCCGTCTATCAGTTCCGCGTCGTCAAACTGTTCCCGCAGTTCCTTGAGTTCTTCCCGGTTCAGCTCGTGAACCGTCCGCTTATCGTGTCCGGCCAGCTCGGCCATGGCCAGGAAGGATGGCCGCTTATTAATCGGTACGCTCTCGTCCGTATCGGCGTCTTTCTCGCCGAACAGGTGGATGCGCACCAGGTCAAAGGCGTTGCACAGCTTGCCGCTGGCGGGGTCCGTCCCGTGATGGCTGTAGGCAAACACGCCGTCATACAGGACCAGCCCGGCGGCCGTACTGCCGGCCGCGTAGGTATAGCGGTCCTCGTGTACCGTCGGCTCATACACGCCGGACAAGTACGCATCAATGGCCTCACTTATGGTATAGGCCCGATTAAAGGCGCCGATCAGCCCCGGCTTCGTCAGCGGGTCTCCCTGCTTCTTGGCCGTCAGCTTGCGCGCCCGTACCTCTGCCGCGCCGACAGGCCATTCGGCGGCGTCCTGCCAGTCATGATACCGGGCCAGCACCGTATCCGGGTCCAGTGCCGGCGCGTCGTTGTACTGGAAAACGTACTCTCCATTCTGGGGCGAGCTCGGCCAGTACATGAGGCGGTGTACGTCATACGTCGTCGGGTCAAACTGGTCGATGCCGACGTCCGCGGCGATGCGCCGGGCGATAGCCTGGTACATGTCCGGTGATACGGGGTTGGTTAACGGGATAATCAGGCGCAGACGCGGCGATTCCGGGCGGTGGCTGTGCGTCGAGTACACGGCCCAGGCGCTGTTGCCCAGCGCAAGATCTACGTCAAACAAGAAATCCTTGCCGGGATTATCCGCGTCAAGGCTTACCAGCTGCCGGGATACGACATGCGTCTGCAGGCGGCGGCCGCCCTGGAGCGTGCCGCCTACAAACCCGCCGACGTCTTTCTTCGCGTCCTTATCGGCCTTGGACATGGCCTTATACTCGGCCACGGTCTCCCCGGTCCGTACGGTCTCCCGGATACGGGCTAAAAATGCGGACCAGGTAGTTTCTGTATTGCGCCAGGTCTTCGCCCAGCGGCCGGCGCCTACGGCAATCGTAAAAGACAAATCGTGTGCGATACCCATAGGCTACACGGCTTTCTGCACGTACGGTTCCGGCGGTATCATATCGTAATCGCAGGGCTGCAGATGGTGCCGACGGGTCCATAGGCCCAGGGCCGCGTTAAAGGCGGCGTCTTTGTACGCCGGCGCATTGTGCTGCAGCTTCGCTTGCCGGATTGCCCCGCCTCGTACCTCAACGCAGGCGACAATCCTGCCGTTTTTCCGGGCGCCTACGATAATGCAGTCGTGGGCAACGGCTCGGCGCGCGTAAGATTTGACACAGTTATGCAGCGCGTTGCTGATATCCACGAGTTGATGCGTCGTCTCTGGTATATAAAACTCGTAAGGGCCGACTCGGTGCTGCAGCGCTGCCATGACCCTGGTGATTTCGATGGCCTGATTTTCGATGGTCTGCCGGTCGTGCAGGGCCATCACGGCGTCGTGCAGGTCGCGCATCTTCACGCGCGGCCCCTCCCACAGCGATTTCCGGTTATGATGGTTTAACTGCCAGTACATGCGAAACGTATCCGATAGATACCGCTGCCGAAGCAGCGCGTACACGCTGGCCATGCCGTACCGCACGGCGAGGATATGCAGGAAAGTTACCGCCTCCGTGTCATTCCACAATTCTGGGCTGTAATACCGGGTGCCGGAAATGCCCCCCAGCATGGGAGCCAGCCGCAGTACGTGATTGCTGTCGGATGTAATACGATGCGCTGCGGCAAGCCGTACGACGGCAAACGGGCTGCCTGTCCGCAGGGCTTTTCGCACAGACGGCTTTTGCGGCAGGTGAAATACATCGCCCAGCGCCTTCGCATAGTCTTTCCCGGCCCTCGTCTGTTCCAGCACGCGGCAGAACAGCTCTTCGCGTTCCCCGCTGCGGACGCCGTGCCACTGCTTCCGGTCATAGTTCGGCGCAGTCGGCGCCGCCAGCCGCCAGGCGATGTTCTGCAGCGGCGTGAACAGCAGCCCGTACCCGCTGGCAAGGCTCGTCCCTGTGTATAGGGAAGGGACACGGTAGCCCAGTTTTTTGGCAAGCCGCCGCTCTACTTCTTGCCGCCATATAGTAAATACCTGCATCACTTCGCGCCGGTGCTGTGGTGCGTAGGATTCCGGGCTAAGATGGCGCAGCGGCGTACCCTCCGGCCAATCCGGATTCCGTACCGGGTCGATATCCGTTACATAGTATTCATCGGGCTGCAAATCCTTGCCTTTAGAAATCACCTGCAGCACCTGCCGGCCGATATCCGCTCGCACGGTGAACGTGCAAGTGGTGCGCAGCGGATGTATGGAAACCTGCAGATGTTCTCCGGTGCATCGTACAGCGTGATATTTTACTTCCAGGTCGACCCACCGCTTATACGCAAGAACCCGAAACTGCATATCTATCGGAACCAGACGGTTCCGATGGGTCTGGTAAAACGCATGCTGTCCCCACGGGCGGCTCGCCGTACGGCGCACCAACCGTTTGCCGCACCGTGGGCAAGTATATATATCGCCTTCGTTGATGCGGAACATGGAACCGGCTTGCCATGCCGTTTTAAATTCGCAGCCGCAGGCAACGTGTAGCTGCGAGGCATAATACGTATCGCAGCCATACCAGTTGTCATATCGCTGTACGACCTCGTACAGCCGGTCTATGTGGGCATACCCCAATACCTGCATAGCGCATCCCTCCTTTAAAACAGGTCGTCCAGATCATCGGCAGCCGGCTCCACTGCGGGTTCCGGCGCCGGTTCTTCTTTCTTTTTCTTGCGCGGCCGTTTTGGCTTTTCAGCCGGTTCCTCCGTCTTCGTGGCAGTATCCGCTGCCGGCTGCGGTTTCTTGGCAGCCGCTTCCATATCCAGCAATTCGGCGGCCAGCTCACAGCTTTTGATGACTAACTCGCAGTACGCTTCCGCGCTCTTCGCGTCGGCTACGCGTTCCTCGGGTATGTTGGTTTCTTGGCGTTGCAATATATCCAAAATCCCTTTAGCAAAATCAACCTGTTGTTGTAATTGGTGTTTTGTAACTTCCATGATGTCGATTCCTCCTAATCTTTTTTATAATAGTCGGATTCAAACCCGTCGGCGTTCAAGATAAGTCCTTGATTCCAGTCCGCGTTCTGCGTCATGATACGGACGGCGTCTTCGAGACTCCCTTCGCCTTTGGGCATTTCCAATATCACTTCGTCGTGTACGTGCATGACGATCTTGTATCCCGCTTCGTCCAGCTTTGCCATTGCATAGGCCAGACAGTCCCTGGCTACGGCCTGCACGATGTTTTCGACGAGCTTGCCTCCGTACGTTTCCAGCCGCGCCCATTTCCGGCTGTTCTGTTCCGTTCCCATGTAGGTAATGGAGTCACGCCCGAAACGGTTCGTGCCAATACGCGGATGGATATATACCAGATGGCGTCCGCTGGGCAGTTCGATAAGCAGGGCGCCGTGTGCGCGCCGCAGCCGCACATTGCATTGCTTCAGCCGCTGGGGCCTGCCGGTTTGGATAACCTGTTTTGCCGCGTTGTCCACGTCGTACCAAAACCGCACGATAGCCGGCGACGCCTTGCGCCATTTTTTTACGATGTCTGGCAGCTCATCCTCTGACAGGCCCTGAGCCAGAGCGCCCATCTGGATCAGCGCCGGCGGACCGCCGCCGTACCCCAGCGCCAGTTCCGCGACCTTGCCTTTTTGCCGCAGGTGGCCGTTGACGCCGTGTTTTTCAACGGGCACGTGAAACATGGCTGAAGCTGACGCGCAGTAAATGTCGCCGCCGTTGGCAAAGACCTCCATGCGCCACTGTTCACCGGCCAGCCATGCGATGACGCGGGCTTCAATGGCCGAAAAGTCGGCTACGATGAACCGCTTCCCAGGCGACGGCACCAGCGCCGTACGGATAAGCTGGGACAACGTATCCGGCACGTTATCGTACAGCAGCTCCAGCGTATCCAGGTCGCCGTCCTGCACGATACGGCGGGCCGTATCTAAATCGGCCAGGCTGTTTCGCGGCAGGTTCTGCAGCTGTACGTTACGGCCGGCCCAGCGGCCCGTGCGCGACGCGCCGTAAAACTGGAACAAGTCATGGATGCGGCCGTCGTGGGCCACGCTGTGGTCCATGGCGTTGTACTTTTTGATACTAGTCTTTCCTAGCAGCTGCCGTATCCGGAGCATGCGCCGCACGTCTGCCGGTATATCCCCCGCCAGCAATTCGGCCACTTTCTTTTTAGCAAGCCCCTCTACCTCCCGGCCCAGCCGTGACTCTACCCAGTTCAAAAGCTGCGGCACGCTGTTTGGGTTATCCAGTCCGGTCAGTGCAGCCGCCTCTGTCAGCAGCCGCTCGCGGTAGGCATCATGCATTTGAATGGCGTGAGAGACCAGCGTCTGATCCACAGCGCAGCCGGCATCGTTGATTTTCCGGTCCAGCAGCCACAGGCGGTGTTCTGCCTCCGGCGGTTTCATGACCAGCAGCCGGCGCCGGATCGCCCGTTCGACGACGACGTCCTGCCGATTGTACTCGATGTACTCGGCCCATTTATCCGGTGCGTCGGACGGCATATTCCGCGTCCGTCCGCCGTTGGCTTTCGTCGGCTTACAGGGCAGGCTGAAATACCGAATCAGCGCCTTGCCGCGCGTATCTTTTTGCTGGTCGTCGCCAAGCTTTAAAATCTTGGCCACGTTGGCCAGCCCCGTCGGCAGTGAGTTATACAGGGCCAACACGCTACTGCATTCCCACGATGTGTCCGGCATATCCGGGTACAGAGTGCGCAGGCAGGTGATTTCAAAGTTAGCGTTAAAGGCCGTTTTCGTGATGCTGCTGTCAAAAAGTGCCTGCCGCACACGGGCAGGCACTCCTTCCTTCGTCAAGTCCACGACTTTCACCGGCTCGTCGTCGAAAGCGTATCCCAAGAGCAGTATTTCAAAGGCCGGCGTATCGACATAGCGGTGCACGCCGTACTGTATGGGGTTATCGCTGTACGTTTCCAAATCTATTGCCAGTGTTGTCATATGCGTCTCCTAAAAAATATCGTCCGTATCGTCGATGTCGTCATCGTCGAACTCATCGGCGGTCACGACAGAGCCGCCGAGCGGTTCGCCGTCAGCCAGCTTGCGGATACCTCTTAGACCGCAGCCGATGCCCTTGTTGCCGTTGGAGTTAAAGGCGTACAGGGAGATAGACGCCTGGCAGTAGCAGCCGGAATAGACTTCGCTCTGGTCCAGCACCTCGTTTTTATCCCGGTCTAAGATCAGTGGCCGGTGTTCTGGCGCCGCCGAAGCGTTGATGAAATAGCAGTCGGCATAGTTCGGATCGTCTTCACGGTCCGTATCGCCGTCGCGCAGCGGCATTTTAAGGCCTTTCGTCTTGCCGCCTAATTTCGTTTGCACGTCCTTATCCGCCAGCAGTGTTTTAATGGCTTCGCGAATACGGCCAACGGTCTTCGTATCCGATTTCGGGATGATAAGCGAGCACGAATATTTTTCCGGCTGCCCGTCAAAGGATTTCGGCGCCCAGATGTTGGCGTAGCTAAGGCGTACTTTTCCCGTGGTAATGCGTACAGAATTCATATGGTTAGTCCTCCTCTAATAATGTATCGTCAAATTCATCCATAATTCGCATGGCCGGCCGCTTATCGGCTTCCGGTACCAGTGTCGGCTTGCCTTCCGCCGTCTGGATGACCGGCTGCAATAATTCGGCCAAGCGTTTCTTCCCGACCAGTTTTTCCAAGGCCGTCAGGGATTGCAGTTCCTGTGGCTTGTATATCTCTGCGGCAACATAATGTCCTTCGTCCATTAAAATCATGGCCGCGGCGTGTTCGTCCGTAATCGTCCGTTTCCGCCGCCCTTCAACTAGTTTCAAGCCCGGCCACTCTTTCCCTTGCAGGGCGTGATGCAGCGCGTAGGCCTCCACGCCGTCCAGCCAGGACTTGATGGCCTTGGCTTTTAGTACGATGCCGGCAATTTCGGCATCGGTTAAGTTCTCCGGCATACGTCCCTCCTGTATCTCTTCCAGCATATAGTCTGCCAGCGTACGGCAGCGCATACGGGCCGGGCAGAACCGGCAGTGCGGGCCGGCGCAAAACGCTCCCTTGCCGTCATAAGCCAGCCGCGCCGTAGCCCGTATGCTGTCGCCCCAAGCCAGCAAGTCGTCGACAGACAAGCAATCTGACGTAACCGAATCGCGACGGGGCTGGACAATCGTCATACGCACATCGTCAAAGGCGTACAGCATCTGAAATGCGGCAACCGCCCCTAGGGCATACAGCCGCATCTGCGTATTACCTTCTGCCGATACCGGGACGCCTTCGCCGTATTTTAAATCCACGACTTCCAGGCTGTCGTCCGAGACGATCACCATATCGCCCGTCCCGAAGCCCTCCGGCGCCCAGTCGGAAAAGTCCAGCCGCTGTTCCACCAGTATCTGCGCATCGGGCGACGCGCTGCGGGCAGCTACGATTTTTTCAATACAGATGTCGACGTATTTCTGTACCGCTTCTACCATTTCCGCGGTACTGTCCGGCGCCGCTACGTCGTGTACATCGTCCCAGCCGTTTGCTAAATAACTAGTAAGGGCATCTTCCGCCAGCGCATGCGCCCGCGTCCCTTCTTCAGCATATGATGAACTTCTATCCGGATAGGCTGCCGCAATGCGGGCCGACGGCGGGCAAGCCAGCCACCGGCTCGATGACGACGCGGACAGCATGGCATGGGCAGCCATTATTCGGCTCCTACGAAGGCGTTAAATTCGGCCAGCAGGTCTTTCGTAATATCCGGTACCCGACTAAGATGATGCGCAGTCAGCCAGTCTTTTACCTTCATCTTGTTTCCTTCGTCGGCATGAATAAAGTCAGCAACTGCTTTTCGGAGTGCCGTTACTTCCTCTTCCGATAAGGGTTCTTTCACGGGCGCTTCGTCCTTCTTCGGCTCCGGCGCCGCAGCAGGTTCCGCTGCGACTGGTTCCGCCGGTTCTGCTTTCGCCGCCTTAGCCGCACGCTGCTTCTTAGCCGGCTTTTCTTCGCCACGCTGCTGCTCTACCGGCGAGGCAAGGGTTCCCACCAACATAGCCGCCAATTTTTCTATATCAAACGCCGTGTCCAATACTACTTTTACCGTCCCATTTACGTTCACATTTAAGTCCATATTAGGTATCCTCCCTTAAATCAATTCGTAATAATTATTAATGTTTTCAAATACAATCGGCATCTTTCGTGCCATAGCAAACCCAAATTCAGCCAGACAGCCTTTCGAGTTCTGCCAATCGCCGCACAGCAGCAAGACGTCGCAGCGCCTAAGCAGCTCCAAGCATTTCTGCAGCCCCGCCAGATACGGCGTACCTTCGTACATAAAGCCTTGCTGATGGATCGGCGATACGTAAACAGCCTGCAAAAGCTCTATCGAGGGTATGCCGTCAGGCGTGTGCATCGCGATTATCGTGTGATTCGCAAGCAATGGGTGACTCCCTTCCGTTAAGTCTTCGATAATCTGTTTTACAGCCTGGGCGTTTTTCTCATCGCCGCCGTACGGATGGGCTACGTATACGAGTTTCATATTGCATCATCGTCCTTTCTGTGATACAGTAAATACGGTTACAGTTTTATATAGCGAGCCGCCTTCTGCGCTAACAGGGGGCGGTTCTTTTTTGTTGAGCAGCCCGCAGTCGTCGGGTATGCAGTACCCTTCGTGCGGGCAGCCCTTGCAGTCGCCCATACACATCACCTCCTTTACAGTTTTTCCAAAATCAGCCGGATTTCCCGACCGACGGCCAGCCTGTCGTTAAACGTGGACTGCTGCCGAAAATCTTCCATGTAGGCGTCTACCATTTCATAGTAGACGTCGGCTTTGAAGTTGTTCGGCGTCGACACGCCGCGCGTATACGGCTTGAGAATCGTCACTTCGCCGTTATCCTCGACGTGTATATATCCCTGATTCTTCAGGCGGTTTTTCATTGTCCGCAGCATCTGGCTGTCAATGCCCAACAGTTCGCAGGCCTCGGCATTGGTGCAAGCCGGGTTATCCGCATACAGTGCGTGCAGCATGCCCATTTTGGTCTGTCTCATAGATACCTCCTAGTGAATAATCCATCCAGCCTGATACATGATACAGGCCACGACTGTGAACAATACAAGCAGCCCGCCGAGAAACAGTGCTAACCCCTGCAGTTTACGGGCGTCCTCTTCCAGCTGCATAACGTACTGCCAGTTCTTGACCGACAAACCGTTGAACGTTTCCGGATTGGGAACTGGATAGTACTTCGTATCGCCCGTAATCGGATCTTTATTAACCCACGCCGGTACGGCAGGCTTTTGCAAGTTTGAAAATGCTACGCCGGCCGCCCGGTCAATCATCTTGTAGTCGCCCCGCTCATCGAGCTGAGCGGCTTTTTCGTTTTTATTCAAGTCATTCACTGCCTTTCATACGTTTTAATCGTCAGTACTCTGCCGTCTGGCAACTCAATAGCTGTCATATCTGTGCAGACAAGCCACGGTCCCGCCTGGGCAGGTTTGGAAATCGTAGTAACATCGATGTTGTCTATCACACCGTATCACCTTTCTTTAAAACTCTCCCGTTTGGCAGCCGCACGGGCTTGCCGTCCCACGTGTGCCGCCGCCAGTACCGCATCAGCGGACGGGGCCATCGCACGGTTTCGTAAATACTGTCCGCCGCCGGCCGCCGCGGGCGATGTACCTGCGCGGCGCTTTGCCGTGGTCGCGGACGTAATCCGCGTAGGTGTAGGTCATGGCTTGTCACCGTCCTCCTGCTGGTGTTTTAGCCACTCCTCGAAGGCCTCCACATTCTCTGGGTCGCGGAAGTATTCGATGATGTCTCTAATAAATTGTTCCATCACGTTGCTCCTTCTCACAGCATTTCCTGACGCCACCAGCAAGAGCTTCGGCAAGCTTCCTCAATTCTGGATTCTCTGCGCGCTTCTGTTGTGCTGGCATCCTGTCGTCGTAAAGTGCCGACAACAGAAATTCTTTAAGTTCTTGCGGTGTCCCGTCGATGATAATTTTCATAGTGTGTTCCTCCTTTTCTTAAAATACGCTTTAAGCGTAATTTTATGTCAAAAAAATAATATCTGAATATTGTAAACCGTATACGTTTTCAATTCTTTTAATAATAGGAACATTAGGGAACGACAGCCCCTTTTCATAATTTACAAGTGTCTCAACACTAATGCCAATCAGTGCTGCCGCTTCTTTTTGGGTTAGATTTTTATTCACCCGGGCAGCTTTTAATGTAATCGCCATCTATACCACCTCCTCTGGTTACGAGGTTATTATATTACGCTTTAAGCGTTTCGTCAACACTAAAAGCGTAATTTTTTCCAAAAAATCTTGATTTTTTTATTCTTTAAGCGTAATATATAGATATAATACTAATCGGAGGACATCAAAATGAGTGACCTAGGTAATAAAGAAATTATGGCAAAGAATATAAAATACTATATGGACCTACACGGAAAAAGCCGAAAAGATATTTGTAATGATCTAGGATTTGTATATTCGACGTTTTCCGATTGGCTAAATGGAAAAAAATATCCCAGAATAGACAAAATCGAAATGATGGCTAATTATTTTGGAATCAGTAAAGCAGATTTAGTTGAAAGAAAAACAAATAATACCACTCAGTTATCTGCAAAAAACGAACGTGATATTCAGAAAAGATTACAAGAAATATTAGATGATATGAACTCTGATGGAATGGCTATGTTTAATGGTGATACGGAAATGGATGAAGAAACCAAAGAATTACTTCGCGCTTCTATTGAAAGTTCTGTCCGTTTAGCAAAAATACGAGCAAAGGAAAAATTTACGCCTAAGAAGTACAAGAAATAGGTGGTAACGAGTGGATATAAAAAGCACAGTACAAAAGTTATCCAAAAAATATAAAACAAATGACCCGTTTAAATTGTCGTCAGAACTAGATATACTCATTGTATATGAAAATCTGGGTAGCATTTTAGGATATTTCGACGCCCACTTTAGGATGAAGACAATCCATATTAATGAAAATGCGCCTGAAGAATTGAAAGGATTCATATGCGCCCACGAATTGGGGCATGCAATACTTCATGCTAAAGTCAATACGCCATTTCTAAGCGCGTATACCTTATATAGCATCGGAAAAATTGAGCGACAGGCAAATACCTTTGCAGTCGAATTACTTCTACACGATAGTTATATAAAAGATAATCCAGGTTGTAGTATTTATGACTTGGCAAATAGCCGTGGTATACCCGTGCAATTTATTAAACTGAAAGGAATGTGAATACCATGAAAAGAGTGGCTACATTATTTCTATCATTAATGCTAATTTTTAATGCTATTTCTGCCTTCGCTATTTCTAAGACAGAATTAGAAAGCAATCCTGAAAGATATATCATCATTTCTGAATCTACTGGCGGTAATGGATACTGTGATTACAGCAATACAAAACTGATTGCTAATACAGATGCTACGGCGACGATTAAAACCCAAATATATCAAGTATTTAATAATGGCCAAATGATTACCACATGTGATTATGATTTTACTTATAACAAAGAACGTAGCGCCAAAAGTTTGACAGAATTAGTTATGTCAAAGCCGGAAGCGCGGGCAATGCCGGAATATTTTGTCAACCAGTTAAAAGCATTAGATTCCGGCGTAAAAGTTCACAAATATAATTTTAAGGTATTCAATTTTTCAGGCAAAGACATTACACCTTTAAAACTGCACGGATATGAAAAAACAATGATCGCAGATATGCGTTCTCTTGATTACTCTATCGCCAGTGGATTATATGGTGTTTATTTTAATGGGGAGTTATTCTAAGGAGACAGTATGAAAAAGATAATTTTCTGCATCATGACTCTTATAACCGTATTAGTAAATATATCTATAATTTCTGCTATATCCATAGATGAAATAAGAGCTAATCCATCGAAGTATGTTTTAGTACATTCTGGAGCACAACAAGAAGAATACATAGATAGCGATTCTATCTGTGTTATAAGATATGCCCCTCCATTTTATGCAATTAATGCTACAGCATATGCAGTATATTATAACCAAGATAATATCACCGTATATCACAATACCTATACTTACGATTTAAATCGAAGCTTTGAAAAATTGGTAATCAAATACCCAGACTACGATGACTTCGCTCGCCAAATAAACTTAAATACCGGCATAACGTGGCGTCCTCAAAAACTTGAAATATACCATATGAATGGAACCGTTCGCGGAAATTCTGTAACTATTGATCCTTTAGAAATAAACATGCAAAGTATGTGTAGATATGGAAGTCCTTCATATAACGCAGCCAATTTCGTATTTTACAAAGCATATAACAGATATTTTAATCCAAATATTTAACTGTAACCTTTGAAGAAAATAAAAAAATCCCGCACCCTGTTACCAGCAGGATGCGGGAAGCGCCGAAGGTATTACCAGTACCGTATCGGCAAATATAATCATCTACCCAGCTTATAAGGGGCTGATTACGTCTATTATTATAGCATATGAGCCCCTTTATCCACCATACATAAAGGAGGCTTATTTTTATGTCTAAATTAGCTGTTATTTACGCCCGTTTTTCGTCCGACAAGCAACGCGAAGAATCCATCGAAGGCCAGATCCGCGAATGCACCGCTTTTGCTGATGCGAACGACATCAAAATCGTCGGCACGTACATCGACCGCGCCATGAGCGCCAGAACCGATAAACGGCCCGACTTTCTGCGCATGATCGCCGATAGCGCGAAGGGCGTCTTTGAGTATGTCCTCGTCTACCAACTCGACCGCTTTTCCCGAAACCGCTACGACAGCGCCGTCTACAAAAACAAGCTAAAGAAAAACGGCGTTCGGGTGTTATCGGCTAAAGAAAATATCCGCGACGATCCGAGCGGCATTATCCTAGAATCGGTCATCGAAGGGTACGCCGAGTATTACAGCGCCGAGCTGTCCCAGAAAGTCACGCGCGGCATGACCGACAATCTGCTTGAGAAAAAATGGACCGGCGGCTTAGTTCCACTCGGCTACCGCACCAAAAAAGACGGCACTCTTGCCATAGATCCCGCCGGTGCCGCGGCCGTCACCGCCAGCTACAAGCAATTCATTGCCGGCAAAACCGTTCCCCAGATTATCGACTACTTAAATGAGCACAACTACCGCACGACGATGGGAACTCGATTTAATCGCAACAGCCTGAGCCGCGTACTGAGAAATAAAATTTACACAGGTACATTTTCATGGGGCGGCACGGAATACCCAGACTTCGCGCCGCGGATTATCAGCGATGCGACGTACCAGGCTGCCCAAGCTATTTTCAATGCCCGCAAAAAGAAATCCGGACAAGAAGTTGTTTGGCGCAGACGCCCCGATGCGTATGCCCTGACAGGTAAAATCTACTGCGGCGTATGCGGCATGGCCATGACGGGTATGGCCGGCCGTTCCCGCAGCGGCGAAATGTATCACTATTACCGCTGTTCCAGCAAAAATAATAGCAAAGAAAAAGCTCGCCGGGAAAAAATCGTCTGCTCGTCGCGCAGCGTAAACCGCGACAAACTGGAAAGCCTCGTCCTTGATACGACTATACAGATACTCAGCAGTCCGGAAGCGCTACACTGCATTGCCGAACAGGCCGTCAAAGCGCAGGAAAACGCCCCGCAGGCCGCAGAAGTCAAGCGCTTAGAAGTGCTCATCGGCGATATAGAAAAACGCCTGCAAAATTCGATCCGCGCCGTCGAATCCGGTATTATTTCCGACACCATAGCCCGGAATATCCGCCAGTACGAAGATGAGCTCGCAGAGCTAAAAACGCAGCTGGAAACGGCAAAACTAGATACAGGCTTTAAGATTACGGCCGAAGCTGTCGAATATTTTTTGAAAGAAATGGTAAAGAAAAACGACAGATACAAGCTTGATACCTTCCAAGCCTTTATCCGTCGTATCGTCATTACGGGCGACAAGGTAGAGATTTACTACAATTACCATTCTGTCCCCAATATACTCAAAAACCCCGTCAACAAAATGTTGACAGGGTGTTCGAGTAGCATTGCTATGGTGACCCGGTAGGGATTCGAACCCTAGACCTACTGATTCGTAGTCAGTCACTCTATCCAGCTGAGCTACCGAGTCATGGAAGGGATTAAATCTCTAACAGATATAATCCCTTTTTGGCAGGGGCAGAAGGACTTGAACCCTCAACCGACGGTTTTGGAGACCGCTACTCTACCAATTGAGCTATACCCCTATAAT